AGTTGAACTGATCAAAGAAAACTCGGCAATGATTTATTATTCAGACATTGTGACCGTTGTTGAGCCAAAAGAATCAATGATAAGATACTATGACAAACTTGTTGAGCGCACAGTGAGTGAAATGGCCGATTCAGATAAAATGATTGATAATCTTTTAGAAGAACAAGAGCAAGAAGAAGATGTTCAACATCAAATTATAGAAGAAGTGATTCAAAGCATACACGAAGCGAAGAATAAAAAACTTCATTAATAGGACAATTTGTTATGTCAAAAGTGGTGACATTTGTGATACCAAGCAGTGCCAAGCAGGCCTATCAAGACCTGTCGCAAAAATATTCGGCTGTTGAGCCACCAACATGGGCATTGCTTTTAGCACAAGCAGTTCGTAAAGAAGGATATGATCCTTGTATCATAGACTTTGATGCAGACCCATCACCAGACCTTGAACATTCTGCTCATCGTATCTCTGCTACAGGCACAGACATAGCAGTGTTTGTTCTCTACGGACAAAATCCAAACTCAGGCACCACAATGATGATTGGTGCATCAGTTCTAGCAAGACAACTCAAACTCACACGACCTTCAATCAAAATCGTATTCATTGGCTCTCATGCATCCGCACTGCCATATGATGTAATTGGTTTACCATACGTCGATTTTGTATTCATCAATGAAGGCGTTTATGGTTTATTAGACTTGCTTCAAACAAACTACAAAGACCATTTAGACAAAGTTAGAGGTCTTGTTTATAAGAAGCATGGCTTTGCAGCAACAGGTGCACCAGGTGAAATTGTACAAACAAAAGACATGGATCGTGTAATGCCTGGTTATGCATGGGATTTGCTGCCAAAAAGAACAAATCTTTTGGACAAATACAGAGCCCATTATTGGCATACAAACTTTTTGGATGAAGGTCGCACACCGTTTGCTGCAATCTCTACATCACTTGGATGTTCTTTTGGTTGTAACTTCTGTATGATCAACATTGTAAATCGTACATCATACGAACAAGGCGTTGTATCAGCAGATTCACGTGGTATGCGTTTCTGGTCACCTGAGTTGATGCTCAAGGAGTTTGAATTTCTATGGGAAAGCGGTGTACGTACAGTTCGTTTGACTGACGAAATGTTTTTTCTGAATAAGAAATACTATGTGCCTATCTTACAAGGTCTTGTTGATCGTGGCATGAAGTTTAACTTTTGGGCATATGCACGTGTTGACTCTGTTCGCAAAGATCAACTTGAACTGTTCAAAGAAGCCGGTGTGAATTGGCTTGCACTTGGTATTGAAGCAGGTAATCCGCAAGTTCGTTTAGAGATTGATAAAGGCCGATTTAAGCAAGTTGATATTCGTGAGGTTGTACAAGACATTAAAGATGCAGGCATCAATGTGCTTGGTAACTACATGTTTGGTTTTCCAGAAGACACTCATGAAACAATGCAAGAGACACTTGACCTTGCACTTGAACTGAACTGTGAACATGCAAACTTCTATGCTGCTATGGCATTACCTGGTAGTCCATTGTATATGGAGGCAGTCAACAATGGTTGGGATTTGCCACAGACATTTGATGAGTTTGCTTTCTTATCGTATGATTGCAAACCACTACGCACAAAAACATTGAGTGGTGCAGAAGTATTGAAGTTTCGTGATGAAGCATGGCACAAATACTTTTCATATAAACCATTCTTGAATCTTGTTGAGAATAAATTCGGCCAACAATCAAGAAAGAATATTGAAGAGATGTCAAAGATTAAATTGAAGAGGAAGATACTAGGTGACTAAGCAAGAACTTATAGAATTTGAAGATAAAATGGCAGAGCATTTCAATAATGCTCGTATTCGTGCGCCAATTCATCTTTACTACGGTAATGAAAATGAACTGATTAAAATCTTTAAAGACATTCGTTCAAAAGATTGGGTGTTCTGTTCATGGCGTTCACACTATCAGTGCCTATTGAAAGGTGTACCACCAGAACAGTTAGAAAAAGATATTCTAGAAGGTAAATCAATTTCACTATGCTATCCTGAATACAATATCTACTCATCAGCAATCGTTGGTGGTAACATTCCGATAGCTGTTGGTGCAGCAATGGCCATGAAACGAAAAAAGATCGATACAAAAGTTTATTGTTTTGTTGGTGATATGACTGCTGAATCAGGGGTCTTTTCAGAAAATTTGAAGTATAGCATGGCTCAAAACTTACCTATCAAGTTTATTGTTGAAGACAATGGTAAATCAGTATGCACAGACACGATGAAAACCTGGGGTTTAAATCAATCACTATACAAAAATCTTGATCAAGAATACATTTATTACTATGAATATGAAACCAAATATCCACATGCTGGTGCGGGAGTGAGGGTACAGTTTTGAAATATTTTGAAGAACTTAAAGCAGCAATGGAGATGTTATCGAAAGATTCACGTGTGATGTTCATGGGTCAAGCAGTTGAATATGCTGGCACTGCAATGTCTAACACACTAAAAGATGTTTCTAAAGAACAATTGTTAGAGATGCCTGTGTTTGAAGATACACAAATGGGTATGACACTTGGTCTTGCACTTGCTGGTTATATTCCTGTGAGCATTTATCCACGATGGAATTTTTTAATCTGTGCAACAAATCAACTTGTTAATCATGTTGATAAGATTACAATGATGTCTGATTATAAACCACGCATCATCATTCGCACAAGTATTGGTTCAGAAAGGCCTTTACATCCACAACATCAACATGTTGGTGATTACACAGATGCGTTTAGAATGTTATGTGAAAATGTTGATGTTATAAGACTAGAAGAACCTGAAGATATCGTGCCTGCGTACACAAAAGCATATGAGAGAACTGATGGTATTGCTACGATACTTGTGGAGTATGGTGATTATTATAACGAAAAATGATAATTTCTAAAACACCATATCGTTTGTCATTGTTTGGTGGCGGCACAGATTACCCTGATTGGTACGAAGATAATCCATCAAGAGTAATCACTGCCGCCATGGCACATTATTGTTATATAAGTTTAAAGAAGTTACCACCGTATTTCGAACACGCTAACCGGATTATCTATTCAAAGATAGAAAGTGTTAATGATATTTCTGAGATAGATCATCCTTCTGTAAGGGAGTGTCTAAAGTATTATGGAATATCTAATGGTATTTCTATTAGCCATGATGGTGATTTACCTGCTCGGTCTGGCATTGGATCATCTTCTGCATTTACTGTTGGACTGATACACGCTATTTCAAGGTATCAGAATAAGTTTCGTATGCCCTATGAATTAGCCATGGAGGCTATAAACATAGAGCAGAATTGTATTGGTGAATCAGTAGGTGTACAAGACCAAATCTCTGCTGCATATGGTGGAATTCATTCTATTGAACTTTCAGGAAAACAAATTAATGTTTCACCAATTCAACTATCTCAAAATTACACGAAGACTTTAGAAAGTCATATCATGCTAGGTTTTTCTGGTATAGACAGACTAGCAAACGTTCACGCCAAACAACAAGTTGATAACATCAAAACAGGTAAGTCAAAAGAATATCTGAAAACAATATCTAAAATTTCTAATGATGCTTATGAGATGTTTAAACAAGAAGCATCAATGGCAGACCTTGGTGCTTTGCTTGATCAACAATGGCTCTACAAACGAAAACTCACAAACGATGTTACCTCAAGATACATAGATAACATATACGATAAAGCAGTGCTTTCTGGTGCTTATGGCGGTAAACTTATGGGTGCAGGTGGTGGGGGATTCTTTATGTTTCTTGCATCTCCAGAAAGACATGCTACAATAAAAAGAGTGATACCTGAAATCAATATATGGGTACCTTTTAAATTTGATTTTACTGGCAGCAAAATAATTATGGAGTGATGATGAAATATCCTTTAATGTCTGACAATATTACTAGAGAAGATTTAGATTTGGTAATCGAACATCTCAAAAAAGATAATCCAAAACTTACAAATGGACCAGAGTGCCGTGCTTTTGAAGAAGCATGGAGTAAATGGTTGGGTGTAAAGTATTCTGTGTTTGTAAACTCGGGTGCTTCTGCTAATCTATTGTCAATGACAATGTTGAAGATCAAAAATCCAGAGGGTGGTGAAGTAATTGTTCCACCATTTACATGGGTATCTGATATCGCATCAATCATTCAGTGTGGTTTTACACCAGTGTTTGTTGATATTGATTTAGATACACTTGGTATGAATGAAGGTGGCATATTAAATGCTATCACAGATAAAACACGTGCTGTGTTTATTACCTATGCACAGGGTTTTGACTGCTTATCAGACAGAGTGTTAGAAGTTCTTCGTCATCGTAACATACCCTTGATTGAAGATGTTTGTGAATCACATGGCGCTACGCATAATGGCAAATTACTGGGTAGTCATGGTTGGATGTCCAACTTCTCATTCTACTTTGCTCATCACATGTCTACCATCGAAGGTGGTATGGTATGCACAAATGATCCTGAAGTTTACCATACAGTTCGTATGCTTCGTTCACACGGTATGGTTCGTGAGTGTGCATCAGAAGAGATGACTGAAAAATATAAGTCAGAGTATCCTGAATTGAATTCTGATTTCATCTTTGCATACCCTGCATACAATATGCGTAACAATGAAATTGGCGGTATACTTGGTCAAAATCAGTTGAAATATTTGGATGAAAATGTTAGACTACGAAATGAGAATTTATTTTACTTTTTGTCCAAACTAGACCAAAAGAAATATAAGGTTGACTTTAGATTGATTGGCTGTAGCAACTATGCCTTTAACATTGTATTGCAGCATGACTATTGCACAGAATTTTTTGTGAATAGATTGATGGGTAAAATGCGTGATGAGGGTATTGAATTTAGACGAGGCTCTGCTGGTGGTGGCAATCAATTACGTCAACCATATTTGAGGAATATTGTGCCACAAGATCACTATAAGAAGTATCCAAACACTGATCACATGCATTTTTATTCGTTCTATATTGGTAACTATCCAACATTAAGTAAAAGAGCAATTGATGAAATCACAACTGTATTGAATAGGGTATAACATGAACATATTAGTGACTGGTGGTGCCGGCTATATCGGCTGTATTCTAACAGAATATTTACTTCAGACCGGCCATGAAGTGACAGTAATTGACAACTTCATGTATAAGCAAACTGGATTAAATCATCTCTGCGAAAACAAAAAACTTACCATCGTAAATGGCGACATTCGTAATCCACACCACATGTCACCACTATTGAAAAAAGCAGATGTGGTTATACCTCTTGCTGCACTTGTTGGTGCACCACTGTGTAATAAAGATGTAGTTGGTGCAGACACGATAAACAAAGATGCGATGTTCTGGATGTTGAATGCAGTGTCATCAGAACAGCGCATCATTATGCCTACCACCAACTCTGCATATGGCACTGGTGATGAAAACAATTTCTGCACTGAAGATTCACCTCTTAGACCAATCTCAAAGTATGCAATTGATAAAGTTGCAGTAGAAGAAAGATTGATGGAGCGTGAGAACTCAATCAGTTATCGTCTTGCTACAGTGTTTGGTATGTCACCACGTATGCGTACTGA